ATGAAGTATTATATAACATACAATCCCGACACTGAGAAGTTTGACCTACGCGACAAAGAGGCGTGCAAAACTATTTTCAGCTCTTACTCTAGAGGGCAGTGCTCTGCAAAACTAGAGGAGATATTATCACGAACGTATCGCCCCGACATGGAGCGAGTGTACTACCTGGTGGACCGAATGGATGAGGCACTCAAGGTCATCCACGAAAGGTATGAGGCCGACAAAGATATGACCGAGTATGATTTGCGCAGAGCGCTACACATACATGCCGAGACGCAGATGGCGCTTGGAATAAATCCTAAATATTAATACATTAGCAATACTAAATTCAATTGATTATGAGCAAATTAAATGCGGCACTGGTAGCAGTGCAATCAGAGTTGAAAGCACCGAAAGGTCAGTTCAACAAGTTCGGTAACTACAACTATCGTAGCGCCGAAGATATCCTAGAAGCAGTCAAGCCACTGCTAAGTAAGAATGGTTTATCTATGACCATATCGGATGAGGTTAGAGAGTTAGCCGGAATCCTATTCATTGAATCAAGAGTACAAGTGACGGACGGATCGGCTGTTGCTGAGGTTTGTGCCCAGGCCGGTATCGACCCGAATCGAAAAGGGATGGACATCGCCCAGTGCTTTGGAGCATCCAGCTCTTATGCCCGCAAGTACGCACTTAATGGTATGTTCTTGATTGATGATACTAAAGACGCTGATGCCACCAATACGCACGGCAAGAAGACCGCTTCACCTGCAGCCAAAGACGGCGAGTGGTTCACCAAAGCGGTAGACTATATCAAGAATAGCAAAGACAAAAAGCAAGCATTCGATATGGTGTTGAGCAAGTACAAAGATGCAGCCAGCACCAAGCAAGTTGAGGCGCTACAAAAGTTTGTGCGATAATGGAGTTCGCAACTAAACTACAAGAGGCTACGGGAAAGGGTTACCTTTCCTATAGCAGCGTCAAGCATGCCCTTAATGACATAAGGCTATGGGAAATGTACATGGCTGGTCAGTTGAGGAAAGAGTCCCAGGCGCTGAGCTTCGGGAGTGTGTACGACACCCTCTTGTTTGAGCCTAACGAATACCAAAACCGCTTCCATACTTTTGACGACAAAGAGATTTGCGCTGAGATTGGCGGTAAGAATCCTCGTGCCACAAAGAGGTACAAGGAATGGAAAGAAGACTTGTATGTTGACGCCAAGGCGCTAGGCAAAGATGTGGTTTCTGAAGAGGACTACATCATGGCCATAGACATGATCTCGAGACTGGACGATTGTGGACTGCTCGAGACTCACCTTACTGGTGAGGTACAAGTTGAATTCAACAGTTGGATTGATGACATCCCAGTGCGTGGTTTCTTAGACTGTAAAGTGCCGGGCATCATCATCGATAGCAAGAGCACCCGAAGCATCGGTGGGTTCAAGCGTGACGTTTTCTCTTTTGGTTATGACATCCAAGCATACATCTACACCTCGGTATTCCCTGGTAATGAGTTCGCATGGGTTGCACAAGAGAAAGCATATCCGTATCTTCCTGCGTTGATACACGCCAGTGAGGATACATTGCGTAGTGGGGAGGAGAAGTTTTGGAGAGCGGTTAATACTATCAAGAACCACTTCATTACTGAGATGCCCGCTACCACTTTTTACAAAGAGTTCTATGTTTAATTTAATCTATATATCATGAGTCAGAACGAGAATGTATTGGCCGGATACTTCAATGAGATGAAGGTCTGGAGTGACACGGACGGAAAGTTCGTACCATTTACCACTGGGGTAAGTGGAGAGTTTAGCTTTACCCTTGAGGAACTTGAGGATGTAAAGAAGTTTGCAACCCATAACGCAAAGACACCACGAGTTTACTTTGAGCTCAAGATGTCTCGCAAGACTGGGCGTCCTTATGCTATCGTAAAAGACCCAAGTACCTGGGGCAAGAAAGAGGAGAACACAACAGCAACCGCTGCAGTAGCAGAGACCGCTGATGATCTTCCATTCTAAGATAGAAGAGAAACTTTACTTATTGATATGCTTTGCGTGGGGGATGAGGAGGCGTAGCCTTGTCCCCCCAGTATTCAAAGCAGAGCGCAATGGTAAAGAGATATCGTTCACGATAGATGTCGTGGACCATAAAGACAAGACACTCACGCTACCTAACAAAGGAAAGAGTGACTACAAGATAGTCATCATACCGAACAAAGTTGGAGACAACCTAATCCTGCTTGAAGGCAAGGATGTTTGGGGTAAGGAGACCATAACCTTTCAAGAGGTAGCACCGCTAATTAAGTACAAAGAACGAATTGAATACACACATGGAATATAATCTAGAAGACACACCGGATTACTACATAGGTGAGTACAAGGGGCTCGAGGCTATGGATGCGGTCTTGGATTTTCAAAGGAATAATTATAACCTAGGAACGGCACTGACCTACATCATGAGGGCAGGTAAGAAACCAGGGAATCCGATGAGACAAGACATCATCAAAGCAATAGTACACCTCAAAAAAGAACTCGACCTTATCGACTATGAAAGTAACCATATACCAGTCAATCACAGACACAAAGAACCCGTTCCACATACCAATTGGTACAGCTCTACAACGAATCAAATCCGGAAAGAGTAAGGACATCATTGAGAAGATACGAGACACTGGTAACAAGGACTACAAGATATCTTTGCCAGCGGTATTGTTCAGTGGTATCTTCGAGGAGCGCAAGGATGCAGGAATCAAACAACACAGTGGGTTTATTGTGTTGGATATTGATGACGTCATCGATCCGCAAGAAGTAAAGAAAACCCTATCCCTAGACTCGTATGTATATGCGTGTTGGATTTCACCTAGCGGTAAGGGAGTAAAGGCCTTGGTGAGAATCAATGATAGTGGTAGACACCGCGAACACTTCTTTGCTATAGAGAAATACTACGAGAAGAATTATATGATTGAGGTGGACCCCACCGGCAAGAATATATCTCGTGCCTGCTACGAAAGTTACGACCCCGAACTGTATCTAAATGAAGACAGTGAAGTCTTTACTGCTTTCGTGTCCGAGGAGAAGAAAGAGACTAAGCCAAAGCAGGAAGTAGTTAAGCCCCAGGAATACACCGACTACAATAAGCTCAACATTGCAGCGTCTATGATACGCAATGCAGTGGATGGTGAGAAGCATCACGCTTTATACAACGCAGCTCGATTGTGTGGCGGATACATTGCCGGCGGGAGGATGATTGAAGAGGAGGCTATACGGGTGTTGGAGTATGAGATATCACTGAGAGATATCAAAGACTTTGACCACGCTAAGCGCACCATTCGAGACGCGCTCAACGAGGGCAAGGGCATGCCTATCCATGAGGTGCTAACCTTTGAGAAAACTGAGCAGCGTAAGCAGCGCGTGAAGGACGGGGACATGAGCTTCATTGCCCCCACTGACGAGGACTTCAAGTGGATTGCAGACTTCGCTGACGGGAAGATCGAGCTCGGACTAACCACTGGGAGTGACACCCTAGATAAATACTTTAGATACAAGAGAGAGTTTACTATACTCAACGGGCATAGCAATGTGGGTAAGACTACATTCTGTATCTTCCTTATGGTCAACGCTAGTATCCAACACGGGTGGAAGTGGTGTGTGTACAGCTCAGAGAATGCCACTGCCAGTACTAAGATGAGAATGATGGAGTTCGCTACCGACCGCAAGGTGGACCGCATGAGTAAGAGTGAGCTCGCCAGTGCATACACCTGGGTGAACAAGCACTTCATCTTCTTCAGCAACCGAGACATGTATTCATTCCACGACATACTAGCATTCACCGACAAGGTGAGAGAGAGTCAGAAGATAGATGCATTGTTTATCGACCCATACAATTCATTGAAGATTGACATGGGGCAGCACTCAAAAATTGGGATACACGAGTACCACTACGAAGCGGCATCGGAACTATTAAATTACAGCGTCAATAATGAACTCGCAATTTGGTTAAACACTCACGCTGTTACCGAGGCGCAGCGACGCAAGGATGGCGAAGGCTATCCAGTTGCGCCTTATGCAGAGGACAGTGAGCACGGTGGCAAGTGGGTCAACCGCTGCTCCTGCTTCCTCACCATACACCGTAAAGTCCAACACCACGATCCAATAGTTCGCAAGACCACTGAGTTCCATGTGCGCAAGGTTCGTGTGACTGAGACTGGAGGTGCGCCGACGCCATTGTATGAACCAATTGAATTCCAAATGAACATCACCAACACTGGGTTCTATTGCACGAACGATAGAGGGAAGAGAATATTCTCGCCGATCAGTGAGCAGTTTGAGACTTACATACCACCGAGCTCAGCTGAGGATGCGTTTGATATGACGAATGTAATATGAGAAGAAAGAAAAAAACTGGGGCGGTAAGGCATAAGAAATCTAAGTATGACGGGATAGAGTTTCAGTCAAGCCTAGAGTTGTACTGCTACAAAAAATTAAAAGCCGCTAAGGTTTCTTTTAAATACGAAGGTCAAACATTTGAGGTACTGGAATCGTTTCGACACGAGGGGTTCTATGGAAAGAAGGCAGCCCGAGGGTTCAGCTTGAAACAAAACAAGTTGATACGGGCTGTCACTTACACCCCAGACTTTGTCTCGCACGATCACAAGTTTATCATTGAGACCAAGGGGTTTGTGCCCTCACAGCACAGCTTCCCCTTGCGTTTCAAGATGTTCTTAATGTGGCTGAAGAACAATGCCATGGGGGACTATGATGTTTACATACCACGAAACCAGAAGGAGGTTGATGAGGTGGTAGAACATATTGTTAATAACATGTAACATATTGTGTACCAATGGTCTGTAGTTTGCTGTAAATTATATACAAACAAACGGCCATGACTAAACACGAATTATCTAGACTCTACCACGACGCTTGTGAGAATGCTCACAAGGAGATCGTTGAGCTCTATGAGTCGTGTCATGAATCCAATGGTGACCCAGTGTACGACACTGAGAAAATCATTCACATCCTGCAGCGAGTCAACCAACGAGTGAGGATAGAACTTGATCTGATCAAGACAGCCGTCATAGAATTCCATGAATGACGGAGCAGCTGTTCAAGTGTAGTAAGTGTAGAGAGAGCAAGCCTCGTTCTGAATTCCATGCCGACAATAGGAATGGGAAGAAGGGGGTGCAGCGGTATTGTAAACTATGCAAGAAAAAGAAAGACCGAAACGGAACAGATAATGAAGCCGGGTCTTTCTCTGTGTACATGCTCCCGAAGGAACACTATGTAGGGATGACTAGGAATGTAACGAAAAGATTACAAAAGCATAAGAGGAGGGGAAAGGATGTGAGTAATTTCAAAATAATTTTCACCACAAAAAAAGCGAGACTCGCACACATGGTGGAGTCTCTCTATCATCTAATCGGATTTGATGGGTTCAGATATTAGAACGGGATATCAAAGTCCACATATCTAATCGTTAGGTTATCATCTTCAGCAGCGTCAGCAAGGTCCGGGTATATCCGTCTATATGCATCTACTGAAGAACCAATGAATCCCTCCTTGGTAATGTTCTGCTGCGCATGATCTCCTACCAATAGGCAACCAGCAGTATGGTCGTCAGTGTTACCAGTATGAATAAGTATGTACTCAAAGTTTGGGACGTCGCGTACCCAAAGCATGCCTCTATGAAACCCGCCAAACTTTTTAGCATAGCGGGAGTGAAATCCACCGGTGGTTCTAAGCGTGACCTTATACTCTCCTGCAGGGACTCGTGTTTCTCCATAAACTTTTTCTTCTCTGTGTTCATCTTCTAGTGTGAAGGCTAGGAATTTTCTGTTGTCATCAGTGACATCATACAGAAGTCCAAGCGTGCTTTCTAATTGTGACGAGAACCTAATTACTTCTAGTATCATTTCGTGTTACCTCTTTTATCTATTGTTCTTACCGCAAAGTATCCACCTACAACAGTAACACTTAACATGTTCCATAAGTTTATCCATGCACCATTGACATCAACGAGACCGAAGCCATCAAAGAATGTCATCAACACCAGGAAGGTAACCACCACCATGAGGGTGAGTGGGCGTACATTCTTAGACAGCCAAGAAGTAGAAGCCATGTCTGACTCCCAGCGCTTGCTAATCTCTTGTTCAATCTGCGCCTTGGCTGCAGCCTTTTCTTCCGGGGTAGCAACAAACTTGTCTACGATATTACCTACCGCATCCACAGTTTCTTTTGCTCCACCCCCTAGAATCTTTCCAATAATATTACTCATCTCCTAAATTTAAAAAATAATTTCTAACCATCCCATCTCGGTACGACTTCCATGGATACATGCCCCCATCGTATGTACCTCTGGAGTTTCTATTGTAGATAGACTTGAGACCGCTAATCTTTTGCGCGTTAGTCATGCGCTCGTAAGAGCTGCTGGTTACAAATCTTTTAATCTCATTGTATCTGTATGTACCGAACGACTTCATCATAGCGTGCGCATCCTTTGGCATCACATCAATGTAGTGCGGTTCGTTTACATTCAACCCGTAGTATGCAGCCTCGCTCTTGGTGAGTTGAATCTTTAGTTTACCCACCGGCATAGGATATCCAGGGATCACATCCGTGTCACCAGTCTCTTTGAACAAGTTGTATATCTCAACCTTGACCGGGTCAGTCGAACTAATTCTAGATTTGAATACACCAAAGGTGTTGTACAACCAAGGGTATTTATCAGCGTCACCGAGGATCAACGAACCACCACCCTCTGGGGTTTGTGTGATTGACTCACCCCAAATGTTTACACGAGGGATGACCTGCTCGCCAGTGCCCAGGTAGTTGAATGTCTTGTCGCGCAAGATGTTATCAAGCACATTGAAGAAGTCTGCATTAGGATGTCTGTAGTCCGGCAGATACTCACGACCAGAGCGGTAGAATGCGCTGAGTGAGTTCGGCAGAACAACAGAGAAACCAGAGCGTGCAATGTTCTCAAGGTACTTAGTGAGCTGACGCTCGCTTGGGTCAGCGAGAAGCTTAATGATACCGTCAATACCGGTGAGGAATGACTGGTTCATCATAGAACCTAACACCCCAGGAACAACACCCGTCAAGTCTGCGAGGTAATCCATGAAGTTGTTTGATCGGTTGAGTACTCGCGACTCCATCTGCGCATCACGCATAGTAGACTTCAGACCTACTGCCTGCGCTGCCATTACCGCACCACCAAGACCGAGCTTCTGATAGTTGAACCATACATCGTTCGCCTGGAGTGTAGGGTCTTCACCTCTCAATAGTCTATTGATACCAGTGATATTAATAGAGTTAGGCGGAGCGACAGAGTATTTCAAATCTCTTTCTCTTGAAACATCAGCGTCTACCGGAGTAGTAATCAAACCGCTCTCCATCAATCTTTGTGTAGCCTTGTACATCAACCAGCTCATGAATGCTTTTGATAGCAACTCAGCAAGCTCGCGCTGAGACACTCTACCTCTTGCCGCTTTCTTGATAGCAATAGTAGCGATAGGTATAGCAGGGTGTGCAAGCTGAATACTTTGAGCAAGGATGTTAGCCGGGGTCTTAACATACGGCATATGCATACGCACTGCAACACGGAAGGCGTTCTCTAGCACACGACTGCGCTCACCAATTAGATCAGCGGTTCTTGTTATAGCCTTGTTCAACCATGTAGCAAACTGGTTGTCCTCCTGGAAGGTAACCTTGAGACCTGCTTGTGTTGCTCTGTTTCTGTACTCTTCGTTAGGGTACTTCAAGAATCTATTCATCTCTTCACCGCTAAGACCTAGAGACTTCCCAACTCTGTAGAGCTCATAGCCCTCCATGAATTTAAAGAATGGGACATCACCAAAGGCTAGCAATCTGAACATGAGGTTCGCTGGTGTACCACCTACTGCCTCCAAGAATTTCTTAGCGCGGTAATCAATCTGGTCTAACTTAGTTCCGTTCTTCACAGCGTCCGGAAGCTTGTCGCTGTTAGCCAAGATCAAA